ATAAAGAACTTCAACAAGTATGCAAGTGGAGTGAATCAGTTCTTTCCAACAATGTTAAAAACAAAAATATCTACAGGTGTAAGTAGTGAAGGTGCAACTTCTATTTATGACCACTTCAAAGAAGATAATCTAAGAGAAACATTTAAGAAGGCTATGTTGAGGTCACTATATAAAGACTCAATGTATACTTTTAGTTTAAGTGTTAAGGTTAAGGAAATGGGTGTAAGTAATGTATCTGATTTCTTACGACAAACCAATCAAGACTCAACTTATGGTATTATGGTTATTAGACAAAGTGATACTAAACCAGTAGATATAAATTCTCAATATCTTATATTAAAAAAGAGTGAAGTAGAAATGTACTTAACCACAGGTTGTTTGACAGAACAAAATCTTAGAACAATTGGTGATGAACTAAAAGATAGTTATGAATTAAAAAATGGTGAAAAAAGATATTACCATTATTATATTAGAAAGTATAAAAGAAAACAAAGAATTTTTCCAAGTGCACTTCAAGTATTTAGATTAGGACTTGGACAACCTGCAGTAAACTTTCCACCATTGACTGCAAAGTTTTTATATGAACATTTTACAAAACATATCAAAGATAATAAATTAATTATATGTGACCCATCAAGTGGTTGGGGTGGTAGAATCTTAGGTGCAATGTGTAGTGATAGAGATATTCACTATGTTGGTATTGACCCAAATCCTGATAACTTAGGTAGATATGAAGAGGTTGCCGACTATTATAACAAACATTGTTTTAATCCTAATCCATTTTGGGGTAAAAGTAAACCTAACACATATGAGATATTTAGAGAGGGTAGTGAAGAAGTTGGGAACAATTCTAAGTTTCAGTCGTATAAGGGACGCTTGGATATGGTTTTCACATCACCACCGTACTTTAACAGAGAACAATACTCACAAGATGAGAATCAAAGTTTTAAAAAGTTTAGTGCTTACGAAGATTGGAGAGATAACTTTCTCAGACCAACACTTGAAACAATGTATACCTACTTGAAACCAGATAGGTATTTATGTTGGAACATTGCAGATATAAAAGTAGGTAGTGATAAATACATTCCATTAGAACAAGATAGTATTGATGTAGTGGAAAGTCTTGGTGGTGAATACCAAGGTATTTACAAAATGTTAATGACAAGGATGGTCGGTATAGATGCATCCAATGTAAAGAATTCAGTAATGATAAAATCACATCCACTTAGTCGTGGTGGTGATTACTTTAAGTTTGAACCAATATTAATTTTTTATAAACCAAAGGAGTGACGGAGATGAAATTTAGAGATTACGATGTAGAGATTCCTAAACCATATCATAATGGTAAACAATGGATTTATGATGATACACCAACATATCAGAATTTATTAGATTGTTTTATGGAAACACAAAGACCAGAGGGTGAAAAGAAAATTCGTGAACAATATGGTAACACGAGATTACGAGACCCATTTAGAAAATTAAACAAAATGGACTTACAATTAGCATTTGACCATGTAGAAGGTCGTGAAGGACATGCCTACGAAGTTGATTGGGTAGAAGATAACGATGGTAAAATTGTTGCAAGTATTTTATATTACAATATGAAAAATATGAAAACAACATTTAAAAAGATTAAATCTTTTACAGGAGCAGAATATAAATTAGTTACAAAAAGTGATGCATATATTCGTGAGATTGCATGTTATCCTGGTCAAGAACAACATTTATATGACTTGATAAAAAGACATGAGTCAGAAGGTAGTAGTATATTTGACGAAGGGACAACCGTAGTTGAATGTGATATGCAAAACAGAAGAATGGTCGGTATATTAAGAGACTTAGGTTATGAAAGAAGAGATAACTTGATTACGAGTTTTGCAGATATGTATGGTTATTGGTTCAAAGGAGAACACACAGGTGAACTTGCAAAATCACAAGAAATCTCACTACAGAGATTAGACTTAGATGTTCAAGATACAGACCCATTAATGGAACAAATCTTTGCACTACAAGAAGACTTTGCTAACCACTATAGTAATTACAACAAAGGTAATTCATGGAGTGGTATTGTAGTTCGTGGTTATGGTGGTAAAGAAGACTTTATTATCAAACCTGCAGAGATGAATCAAAAGTGGAGAAAAGAAAATTCAGAAAAGTTAGAGTGGAAAGTAGAAGATACACCACTTAGAGAAAGACTTACTGAAGTAGAGAAGTTCGCTAAACTCTTACCATTTGAACATGAAAGAATTCGTATCTTGAAATTAAGTCAAGGTGAGGGTGAACTTGAAAGACATACTGATAGACAAGATGTAGAGGCTGGTATTAGTGATGGACAATGGGCAAGACTACACTTTCCATTAAAGACAAATCCAAAGGTTGAGTTTACTCAATGGAATTGTGATGGTAGTGTTACTAAATCAAAAATGGGTAAAGGTGAATTGTGGTATTTAGATATGAGAAAACCACATACTGCTATTAACTTTGGTGAAGAGGATAGATATCATTTAATTATAGATGTTAAATCAGGACCAGAGTTAAGAAAATGGTTAGTGGATAGTAGTTACAAATATCCAAGTGACAAACAATCAGATTGGTATGTTGATTAAAAAAAATAAAAAAAAGCTTGACAACAGCGGTAAAAATGTTGTATATTAATAACAATTAAATTGGGAAAATACAAAGGTTACAGAATATGAATTTAACAGAACAACAACTATTAGACAATTATACTAAGTTGAGAAACATTGTGAATGAAACATTCACAGGTGAACGACTTGATAATTTAAATAAGATGTATGATTTCTTTGAAGACAGAATCATTGTTGCACCTGCAAGTGGTAAACCAAATTATCACTATGCATTTGCAGGTGGTTATGTTCTTCATGTGTTACACTTAGTGGACACTGCAAGGAAGTTAACAAAAGTATATGAATCTATCGGTGCAGTCATTGACTATACTGATGAGGAATTAGTTTTTTGTGCATTACATCATGATTTAGGTAAAGTCGGTGACTTAGAACATGAGTATTACTTGGTTCAAGAAGATGATTGGAGACGAAAGAAACTCAACGAGTGGTTTACACAGAATCCTGAAATGCAGTTTATGGGTGTTACAGATAGAGCATTATATCTATTACAACACTTTGATGTTAAAGTAACTCAATTAGAGTGGTTAGCAATTAAAGTTAGTGATGGTATGTATGATGATGCAAATGTTCAATATTTAAAAACATTTAAACCTGAACATAGTTTTCATTCAAGTTTACCTTATCTTATCCATTGGGCTGACCATATGGCAACAAGAGCAGAGTATACTGAATGGAAATATTCAGAAAAGAAATCTACTGAAAAAGTAAATAAATCAGTTAAGAATATTAAACAATCGGTAAACAAACAGATAAAAGAGAAAGTTGAAACACAACCAACTTCTTCAGCAAAGGATTTATTTGATGAGTTATTCGGAGAAAAGTAGTATCTATAATGAAGATTGTCTCATAACTTTAGGTAGGGATTTAGAATACGATTATGTATTCTTTTCCCCACCTGAGTATCATGAGATGAACTTAGAACCAATTAAAGATGATGATAAGTATTTTGGTTGGATGGAAGAAATTTATAGTAAGTTTAATCCAAGAAAAAATGTTGTGTCAATTGTAGTAACAGATAGAAGATTTAAAAGAAAAACAATACCAAAACATCAGTATATTACAGACATTATGAAAAATTTAGGTTATGATTTATTGAATCAAAAGATATGGGAAAAGTCAAGACAGGTAAATATGTTTAGATATAATTATGCCTTTGTTATGTCTTATGCACGAAAGAGTTTTAAATCTAAAAATACAAAATTATTTAAATATGATACTTGGTATCATCCACACCATTCATATAAAGGATATTCATATAATATGCCACAAGAAGTTGCAGAAAGATGTATAGAGAATTATACTGAAGAGGGTGATATTGTGTATGACCCATTTATGGGAATTGGAACTACTGCACTTGCATGTAATAACTTAAATCGTAAATATTTGGGTTCCGAAATAGATAGTCAAACATTTGAAATGGGTATGAATAGAATTAATCAATCAACAATAGGGAGTATAGAGAAATGGTCTTAGAGATAATTTTTGGATGTCTTGCAGTTACATTTGGATATACAAGTTTCAATCTTTTTAGAAAAGTAGAACGATTAGAAGCTTGGGTTGAAGAATATGCAGACAGAGTGATACAGACTAAGACTACACTTGACCAATTAGATTCAGAGGGTAAATTTGAAGCCGATGATGAAATAGGTGTAGTATTTGAGGGTATCAAAGAAACAATAAATGAATTAAACACTATAACAGAAAAGGAAATATAATGCCAAGAAAAGCTAAAAAAGGTTCACCAAGATATTACTTCCATCAAGGAACAGAAGATGCAATCATTAGACACAATAAAGAAACTCGTCCACATATGAGGGAACGAATTTATAATGAACACATTAGAGTTCCATTTGAGAAGTTGGCAGAAAATATAATTCATACATTTAAGTTTTATTACTTTGATGTTCCAAGTTCAGATGTAATGCACGAGGTTGTTAGTTTTCTATATATGAATATGCACAAATTCACAGAGGGTAAGGGTAAGGCATTCTCTTACTTTAGTATTGTTGCAAAGAATTACTTAATTCTACATAATAACAATAACTATAAGAAGATGAAGATGCATGATGGTGAAGAAGTTACTGATTACAAACGAGACCCTGTTCGTGAAACAGATATCCTTGATATGAAAAGTGCAAAGAAAGAGTATCTTGATTTGTTTGTTGAGTATTGGACAAATAATTTAACTACCGTGTTTAAAAGAAAACAAGATATTGATGTTGCAAATTCTGTTGTTTATCTTTTTGAAACTCGTGAAAATATAGAGAACTTTAATAAGAAGGCATTGTATATTTTAATTCGTGAGATGACAGGAAGTAATACACAACATATTACTCGTGTGGTTAATGTGATGAAAAAACATCATGTAAATTTACAAAAAAATTATCTCGCTACTGGTTCAGTTGAGACAAGATATACAGGTAGTTGGAATAATCTATAATAGTATGTCTAATGAAGTTAAATCTCAATCTGGTAGACTTGAACAAGTATTCGTAATTCCACCTATTAGTATTCTTGATGTAAAATCTCTTAGGTGGAAAAAACGAAAAAAGTTATGGAAAAATCTTGGTATAGAAAGTGAATTAGGTAGAGGAGAAAATCTTTTAAGTCTTAGTGATTTGATGAAACGAATGAGACAAAATAGTACTTCTGTATTTGACCCTGTTTTATGTGAATGTATGTATAGATGGTTTACAAAAGAAGATGATAAAATTTTAGATTGTTTTGCAGGTGGTTCAGTTAGAGGAATTGTTGCAAGTAAATTAAAAAGAAATTATACTGGTGTTGATTTATCTAAAAATCAAATAGAACATAATATAATTCAAGGTAAAAAAATATGTGATACTCACATACCAACTTGGATAAATGATAATTCTTTAAATATAGATAAGGTAAAAGGTAAATATAATTTTTTATTTTCTTGTCCACCTTATTATAATCTTGAACAATATTCAGATAACCCAGAAGATATTTCTAATATGGATTATAAAACTTTTTTAAAACAATATAGAGAAATTATTAAAAAATCTTGTGATAAATTAGAAGATAATTCTTTTGCGGTATTTGTTGTTGGTGAGGTAAGAGAAAAAGATTCTTATGTTGGTTTTGTTTCAGATACGATTCAGGCGTTTGAAGATGCTGGAATGTCTTATTATAATGAAATGATTTTATTACAAGAACCTGCAACTGCTGGTATGAGAGCAGAAAAATTTATGAACACAAGTAGAAAAGTTCCTAAATCACATCAAAATGTTTTAATGTTTTCAAAGGGTAATCCAAAAGAAACTGCAAAACGATTAGGAAAATTTAAAGATAATTTTGAAGATTATATTATAAACACCAATAATAAATTTTGGTAAATAAAAAGGGAAGTTTTCACTTCCCTTTTTTATTTTAATACTACTTAGTTCCAAAGACTTTAGACCAAAAACCCTTTTTCTTCTTCTTACCTTTTTCACCAAGTTTCTTTCCTTTCTTCTTTTTCTTCTTCTTCACTTCTTCCATACCAGCTTTATTATTCATATCAGATGCTTGTGCAGTTGGAACTGAACCAAAGAGAATTAAAAGAGAAAGTATACCAGTTAGTATTGTCTTCATAATATACTCCTGTACTAACGCGTTAATAATCAACACATATGCGGTTGATTAAATATAAATATTTTAATATAACAAAAAAGGGTGAGAAAAATCCCACCCTTTTTTATTTACTTCTATCCGAATTAGTACTATTTACGGAATAAACCCACCAACACCAACAATGCGACGAGTCCAGCGAATCCAGATTCGCCGAATGTGTTTATGATTGATGTTAGGTTACCGATAACATTTACACCGAAGATACCAGTTCCAAAAATTACTTCAGAAACAGCACCTATGGCAACCAAGGATAAAAGAAGATGAGCTAAATCATCTACATATCCCTTAACTATTGTTATGATTTCCTTCATTTTTGTTTCTCCGTTATAGTCGGATTTCCACCGACTTAAATAACTATTGTATATATGAGACTTTCATGGGTTGATATATATTTATATATAAACATTTTTTGAAGTTTTAATATTTATTATTGATAATGTATAGGCAAAATTATGGCAAATGATTACGAAATATTTGAGGGTAAAACCTTATCAGATGTATTCAAAGACATCTATGATAATTCCAAAACCAATAAACAACAATTAGAAGTATTGATGAAAGAGGTAGTAGGGTTTATTAAAGATGGTGATACGGCTGTGCAAATAATACCTATGTTAAAAGAATATTTAGAAATAAATGTTAAAAATGATGAACAATTAGTTAAATTAGCAACCGTGGTTCAAAGAATAATGGCAGCTGAGGGAAGAATTAGTAACGATAGTGGAGATGAATTCGGACTTACAGATGCAGAAAAGAAACAATTAATGGATGCAATAGAAGACGATGTTCAAGAGTTACAAAGTCATTCTGATACTATTCAGGCGAGTTTGAATCAAGACTAAAGGATAAATAATGCCAGTAACATTAAAAGTTAAACAAACTACATCACCTGGTGTTGGTAAAGATAAAACTGGTTTAGTAACAGCACAAAGTCAAAATCTTATAAATAAATTAAATCAAGATAGTGACTTATTTTATGAATTAGAACCAGTTGAAGTATTGAATGTTTGTTTACAAGAAGAAGATTTACCACGAAGAAAAATAGATGGGGAACCTGACTATACTTATTATGGTGGTATAAAAGGTAGATTTTTACTTTCAGAAGATAATGTAAATATAAGTAGTTGTAGTTGGTTTAGACCATTGATGCCAGATATACAAAGAATACCTGTAGCAGGTGAAGTTGTATATGGATATGTTGATAATGGTGAAAGATATTATTTAGGATTTGTTCATTTAAATAATTCACCAACTAATATGGCAAGACCAGGTATTAGTAATTTAACAAATAAAAATGCAAATGTAAAACAAACTGACTTTACTTGGGATAGGTCACCAATGGTAAATTCAGATAAGTATAAACCTGGTTTTTATTATACAGCAGATAAAGATGTAAAACGACCTGTTATGTTTGAGGGTGATACAATTCTTAATGGACGATTTGGTAATATGATTAGATTAGGTAGTAACCAAATTGATGAACAAGAAACATCACCAAGTATAAAAATAACAAATGGTGTATCAGGATTTGTAAATGATAATTTAGCAGTTGAGTCTATTAAAGAAGATTTGAGTTCTATTAATATGACTTATAATGAAAAAGTAAACTTAGAACTACCAATAACATCTAAAGTAATACAAGACTCACTTGATTATGATAAGTCACAAATACAAGTTCGTAGTGATAGAATAATTTTTACTACACGAACAGATAGTATTGGATTATATTCAAGTGATAATGTTTCAATAGGTGCAGTTAATAAAATTGTAATGGAATCACCTGAAGTTAAGATAGGTGATGATAGTGGAACTGAACCACAAGTGTTGGGACAAATACTATATGATAAGTTAGATGCATTGGTTACTGCAATTGGTGGAGTGACTGGTATACCAACACCAACAGGCCCAACACCAGGACCTGTAAGTGCAGCACCTAATTGGAGTGCAGTAACAAGTGCTATGAGTGCAGTGAAAGATGCATTAAGTGATAAACATAGAATTGATAAGTAATGTCATTTGATACATTACAAGATAATTATAGAAGTAAAATGAACAATGGTCAGTTTTTTGAAACAACTGATGAATGTGCAGAGTTTATTGTGGATGAATATCACAATACTATAACAAGTGGTGGTGGTGCATATAATATGCAAACAGGAAATAAAGATTTAATATTAACACCAATGAAAGCAGGATTACAATCACAATCAGTATCAGTATTACTTGATGGTGTTGGTGCAGGATTAGTTTTATATTGGACGGCATTAACTAATGGTGTATTTGTAACTGCTGGTGGAACACCACCCACATCAACATGGGAATCTAATACATTAGATGGATTTTTAAATAATATGGGTAATTATTTTAAAGAACATTTAGATACGGTGATATTTACTAATACAAGTAGTGGTGCAACATTTAGTGGGGTATACACGGTTACATAAAGGAGTAATAACATGAAAAAAACAGAACTAATAAAAATAATAGAATTAGTAGTTCGTAAAGAAGTTAAAAAACAAGTCAATGAGATATTTATAAAGGAGAACAAACAATCTCTTAAGTCTCTCGCAAAAGAAACCATAAAAAATGTGGAAAAAATCAAACCTATTGAGAAAAAGGAAAAGGTTCAGTTTACAAAAAATGAGCCATTAAATGAAGTGTTAAATGAAACTATAGGTTTAAGTCAAGGTGAATCAGAAGATTCTGAATGGCCTACAATGGGTAATGGAACATTTGATTCATCACGAGCAGCAGAGTTGTTAGGTTATGGAGATGGTCTCGTAGCAGGTGGTGATAAAAAAGTTCAAAGAGAAATAGCAGCAGTTCAAACTATGAAAGAGGCAGGAGTTACTTCAGAACAATTACCAGATTCATTAAAGAATGCATTGACTCGTGACTATAGTGACTTAATAAATCATGATAAATTCAAGGGAAAAAAATAATAAATGGGTGTAAGAGCAACAGATAAAAATCCTGACAAGTTTGTCGGATTAAGATTTCCAATGACGAGTAATCTTTTTTCTACTTTTAACCAAAGTAAAACTTTATTAGAGCAAACTAAATCAAATCTTAGAAATTTGTTGTTAACATCAAAAGGTGAAAGACCTTTCCAACCAGAATTTGGTTCGGAACTAACAAATTTATTATTTGAACCAATCGTAGATGACTTTGATAATAAGATAGAGGAAACTATCAGAGATGCAATTGAAAATTGGTTACCTTATGTTAATGTTAATAATATATTCGTGGTTCAAGATGCAAGTAATCCTAATTTGGTACAAATACAATTAGAATACTTTATAGAGACTGAAAAAGAATCTTTAGAAAATATAACATTCAATTTTAATAGAAGTGTTGGAGCATAAAAATGTCTGATTATGGAACAAATAAAAAAGTAGTTAAAAAAGAAGTAAATTATCTTGGAAGAGATTTCTCAACAATAAGACAGAATATTATTGAGTTTGCAAAATCATATTTTCCAAATACATATAATGACTTTAATGAATCAGACCCAGGTATGATGTTCATAGAGATGGCAGCATATGTTGGTGATGTATTAAATTTTTATGTGGATAATCAATTTAGAGAAACATTAATTTTACAAGCAGAAGAGAAAAAGAATATTTATGATATTGCACAATCTTTAGGATACAAACCAAAAACAGCTTCACCTGCAACTGCAGAGATAGAAGTATCAATGAATGTTCCTGCAAAGGTAAATGCATCGGATGAGTATATTCCTGATTTAAGTTATGCTGGTATAATGAGTTCTAATAGTGTTGTATCATCAACAAGTGGTGTTGATTTTACTATGTTGGATGATGTTAACTTTAAAGTGTCAAGTTCATTAGACCCACTTGTTAAAGAGGCATTGGAACCATCAAGTGGTAATGTTCCAACAGAATTTAAATTAACTAAAAAGGCTCTCGTAAAAAGTGGTCAAAGAAAATCAGAGACATTTACATTTACTTCTGCAAAAAAGTTTGACAAAATTGTTTTATCTGAACCTAATGTAACTGAGGTTATTTCTGTAACAGATAGTAATGGTAATAATTGGTATCAAGTTCCTTATCTTGCACAAGATACCGTATATGAAGATGAAGAAAATTCTACAACCAATGACCCAAACCTTGCACAATATGCAAACGATACACCTTATCTATTAAAATTAATTAAAACTTCAAAAAGATTTTCAACAAATATTAGAGGAACAGATTTAAAAACAGAATTATTGTTTGGTGCTGGTATATCAGATAATCCTGATGAAGAAATAATACCAAATCCAGATAGTGTTGGTTCTTCTTTAGGAGTAGGTGTTTCAAAGATAGATGAAACATTTGACCCAAGTAATTTTTTAAAAACAAAAACTTTTGGTCTTGCACCAAGTAATACAACTTTAACCGTAAAATATAATCATGGTGGAGATGTTGAACATAATGTAATTTCTAATACCATCACAAATTCAAGTGATGTAACTTTTACAATTACAGGTGATAATTTAGATTCAACAAAAAAACAAACTGCAGAAGAAAGTTTATCTTTTACAAACCCAAAACCTGCATCAGGTGGTAGTGGTGAGGAACCAATAGAATCTATTCGTTTAAATGCAGCATCTATATTTAATGCACAAGGTCGTTCAGTAACACAAAAAGATTATATTACAAGAATATATTCATTACCACAAAAATATGGTAATATTGCAAAAGCATTTATTGTTCAAGATGAACAATTAGAAAAGGCTACTGAAACATATGTAGATAGTGTTACTGGTGAAGTAGTAGAAAATGAAAATGTAAGTATTAATCCAAATCCATTGGCATTAAATATGTATGTTCTTGGATATGATGCAAATAAAAAACTTATTGCTGTAAATAGAGCAGTAAAAGAAAATTTAAAAATTTATCTATCACAATATAGAATGGTAACAGATGCAATCAACATTAAGAATGCATATATTATTAATATAGGTGTTAGATTTAATATTATTACAAAAAGAGGATTTAATAAAAATGATGTATTATTTAGAGCAATCCAAAAGGTAAAAGACTATTTTAAAATTGATAAGTGGCAAATTGGTCAACCAATAGTATTAAGTGATATTGCCTATCAAATTTCTTTAGTTGATGGTGTTGCAAGTATTGTTCCACCTGACCACAATAATCCAAATAAAGATATAGTTTGTATTGAAAATAAACACTTAGTAACAAGTGAATATAGTGGTAACATATATGACATATCATCAGCATCAAGAGATGGTGTGGTATATCCATCATTAGACCCAAGTATATTTGAAGTAAAATTCCCAGATTCAGATATTGAGGGTAGAGTAGTAGGAGATTTCTAATGCATTATTTTGAATATATAAAAAAGGATACAACATTATTTTCTGGTGGAACTACTTCATCATTAAATGCAGGTCACGATGAGATACTTGAAGTTGTTAAAGAAGTAAGTGATGATGGTAGCACAATAAATATATCTCGTATATTATTGGAAGTAGATTATTCATATGTATCACAATCAATACAAGATGGTAAGATACCTACTACTGCAAAATTTTATTTAAATTTATATGATGCTGGTTCAAAAGATTTAGAAGCAGAACAAAATTTACATATCTATATGATTAGTGGTAGTTGGAAGTCAGGAACTGGTAAAAAGTTTGATAGTCCTGTAACAGAAGATGGTGCATCATTTAAATATAGAGACCAACAAAAAGAAACACCATGGGTAACTGGTTCAATTACTACTGATGGTGGTGCATGGTTTACTGGTTCACAAGATTCATATTCACAATATAATATAAGTCAATCTTATGATTTAACTTATGATAAACGAGATGTTAGATTTGATGTAACTGATTTGGTTAATAATCATATACATTCAAGTTCAATATATCCTAATAATGGATTTATAATTAAACGAGAATCAACAGGTTCATATGGAACGACTTATAACTTTAGTGGTGATACAAATTCAGAAGAGGGTGGAACTTCAAGATTTGGGACATTACAATTTTTCTCAAGAGAAACACACACAATCTATCCACCATCATTAGAGGTTGTTTGGGATGATTCAAGTTGGTCAACAGGAAGTTTAACACAACTAACAGGTAGTGCATTGGAAGATACCGTAATTTATTTTAAAGGTATAAGAGAAGAATATTTAGAAAAATCAATATCAAGATTTAGATTAGTTGGTAGACCGAGATATAATGATAGAGTATTTAATACTACACCTGAGGGTCTAACAATTAGAACACTACCAAGTGCATCAACTTATTATTCAATTAAAGATTCTGTTACTGAAGAAACTATTGTTCCATTTGGAACAGGTTCTAAAGTTAGTTGTGATTCAACAGGTAATTATTTCAATCTAAGAATGGATAGTTTTCAATCAGAAAGACATTATGATATTTCAATTAAAGTTGTAAGTGGTAGTGGTACATCAGAAGAAATAATAAATTATTATAGTGACCCAGCACAAGCGAGAAATAGGTCAGAGCTTTACACACGAATACTTGATGCAGAAAGGATTGCATTAGAGCGTGATATAAATGATGCAAAACAAAAAATGCAAGAAAGTGGTTCATTTGATGCAAATAAACCAATACGAGATGGTAATGGTGTATTGTTATCATATGAAGACCCTGATAATCTTGGTTCTGCAAACGAAGAATTATATGAATATGTTCGTGTTATGAATGAACAACAATATTTTAATGATGATATGTTACCTGAAATAAATAAAGAAAGAGAATTTAAAGTTTTTATTTCAGAAAATTTTACTC